CCTGAATTTGCTGTTCAGCTGCTTGAAGCGCGGGTGATTTGTCAGACGCATCCAAAATTTTCGGATCAATCGTGCGAGCAAATCGAGCCGCCATTTCCTGCGCGCCGGGCCAATCCATGTTCTTAATGAACAAATCGCCCGCGACCTGCCACAGTTGCGGGTTGCCCTGCAACAGTTGGGTCATGGCGTCAAGCGCTTCTTGACGCTTGGTCATGTAGCTTGGTCCAACCGATACGCAAACGTCATATTTACCGACGCTCGGGTTGTAAATCTTTTCCAACACAACCGCGGGATTGTTGGGGTCCATAATCTTTTTGACTGGCTCTTGTTGCGTCGGGTCAATCTTGGCTGTTTTGATGTCGCCATCAATCCCAACAATACGCGCAATCCGTTGCGTGTCATAAATTTTAGGAATTAAATCCACAATCTGACGTGTGCTGAACCGAATCGCGCGGGCAAGGTTGTCGCCGTAATGGTAGGTGCCGATGTCGCTTTGTTTTTCACGGGCAAGAATAGCGCGGCCAGTACGTTCGTTAGACGTCTGGCCCAAACTGGAGTCATATTGGCCGGTTGTGGCTTTAATGTCGTCCGAAGCGCCCATTTTAGCCTGAATAAGCCCTGTTTGCGCCATCGGAGGCTGGGCGCGTTGCGGCAATGGCAAGATAGACCCTTGACCATCCGTAACGTCAGGATTGACTTCCAAATAAGGCCAGTTGTTGACGTTGGCCGTTTTCCATTGTTGCTCGTAACCTTCAAACTGACCGCCGTAGCCAATGAACGGTGCTTTAGGCGCCAGCGCCAACATTTCCGTTTCAGCCGACACCCAATAATTGTACATACGCTGGGCGTCTTTGGCGTTACGCACAATACCAGCAAGGTATAGTTGGCCGTCAACTTCAAATTCATTACCAACCGCACGAATCACCGGAATCCATTGACCGGCCCATTCGTTTTCTTCCAGCATCTCGTAGCCGTTAGTCTTGCACCATTTGACCTTTTTACGGTCTACCGTGCGCGACTTGATCGGCTTCATACCCATCGACTTATAGTGCTTGTCCTCGGGCGTACCGTCAAACACAGACACGTTGCCAACGTAAAGGTTCAGTTTGACCGGCTCGTACTCGATATAAAAATACTCGGCAATGCGGACAGTTGTTTCATCCAACCACTGTTGCAGGCTTTCATCGCCTACGCCTTGCGCTTGGATGGTGGACAACGGCGTAGCGTCAGGGAACATGCGTTCGTAGTCGGACTTCAGCATGTCTTCGGTAATAAAGCACCATTGAGCGTCCGCACCGCAGGGGTCTTGAATCATTGGGTCCATGTAGACGCTAAACGAATTGCGGATGCGCCCGATCTTGATGTCTTGGTCAAACGTATTGTCGTCGCAATACTCGGTCAACAAACGCCAATACCCTTCGCCATACGTTACTTGGTTTTCGTTGGCGGTATCGTACGCAATGTCGGCGTCCGAAATATACTCGATATGGCGCACCATACCTTCAAAAATCTCCGCCACCTCAACGTCGGCTTTATCATCCACCGGAATGACTTTACCGCCGGGGCGGTTCTGACGCTGTTCGTTGGTGATCTGACGCACATGCTGCGGCAGTTTGTTAATGGTCAAGCACGGGCGCGCGTTGATGGTTTGCCCCTGCACTGACCCACGGGTCGCCAGCACGTCGGCAGGCCATTGCCACTGATTATCAGGCGAACCTGCAAAAAACCGCAAATCGTCCAACTCATCTTCACGGCTTTCGGAATACGCTCCGATAGCCAATGTCAGTCGGTGCCGCATGGTAGCAAGAACGTCGTCCTTGCTACGTTTTTTAGCGGAGCCTACGTTTGCGACGCTTGCTGCTGCGTTAATGCCTGTATAATCGGTATTAGCCATCACTTACCTTTAAGGATTTTGTTCGCCTTAGCATCAATTTTTGATTTAGATGACGGGCTCAGTTTGCCAGCCTTTACCATTTGCGTTGCCCGTGCCTTGGCGTTGGCAGCGTGCGATTTGTCAGGCATGGGGTAACTGCGTGAGGCAGGCATACCAAAATCTGATTTGGCCAAAGCGTTACGGGATTTGGTTGTCAATTTGCTCATTTCTTTTTCGCCTGTGCTTGACGTTTTGTGGAATAGGCAATCGCCACTGCTTGTTTAACGGGTTTGCCCGCTTTAACTTCAGCTTTTACGTTTGCTTTAAACGCTTTGGGGCTAGCTGATTTTTTTAACGGCATTATAAAACCTTACGTCACTGTGTGCAAGATAGCGTAATTAAGATGCAAAACCTCGCTGTAAGCGTTGTTTGTGCTGTTCTTAATTACGACGCCAAAACTACCGTCGGCAATGCCTGATATAAACACGTTGTACGCGCCGACTGTGCCGCCGGTGCCTACGCTAATAATCACCACATCTTTAGACGACACCGCGGCGCATGACACGGTAAACACTGCTTGCGCGCTGGGTGCCAATTGCGAGTTAGCCGTAATGATCTGCCCTGATGGGGTATCGCATTGAACGTTGGTTGACTTGTTGTTTTGTTGGGTCACTGTAATATACGCGCCGCCTGCGTAGCCAATCTGACCCGTTGTAAAAATGTTCTGTGCTTGAAGCGTGGTCGCTCCAATGATGTCTTGATCGCTATACGCTACGCCGATTGGCTTTGAATTTGGCATTTACGATCCCATCCATGAAAGGTTAAAGTCTACGCCTTTGCCGTTGTACGACCGACGGGGCGCTGATTCACGATACTCACGGTGGGCAACAGGATACGCAAACGTCACCGCCAGAGCATCGGCAGCGTCAGGGGAGGCCAGACCTCGTGCGCGCATTTCTTTTTTCCCTTCTAGGAAAATTGTCCCCGAGGAGTTTGGCTTTTTCATCGGGCCTGTCAAGTCCGATTTTAATTGCCGGTCGTCAGGGATTGACGCAGATTTCAACCACTCGCGCATAGCGCCCCATATCTCGGCGCGCTTATTGCCCCACATAATAGAGTTTTTGGCTTTCCAGCCAAAGTTCACCCCACGCACCTTATAGCGTTGTTCATTCAATCGGTCAAGGATGCCGTAACCTAGCCCACCCTCGTCAATAGCCACCAATGTTGGCTTAAACTCCTCGATGGCGTCAATTACCCGCCCCACGATCATCATAGTGTCTTCGCCCGAGTAACGGCGGATAGCGATCAGGTCGCGCCCTTGGCGCACAGCGATCACAGTGTTGTCGGCCCCGCCGCGTGCTGGGTCGATGCCCATCACGACCGGCGCCGTCATGTCTTTGTGCGGCTCGCGCTTGATGGCGTCGTTGACAAGGTTGGGCGCGATGAACTGATCCTCGCCCGCGCTTGGAAACTCGCCATACACTTCCACGCAGGCTTGGTTGGAATCCGCGCCGTATTCTTCAATGATCTGCTCATAAACCTGTTTGTCGGTATCCTCGACCGTGCGGGCGTCAACCTTCTCCGTATCCCAAAAGTTCCGTTTGGCGTTGAAACACTCAAAAAAGTACCCTTGGTTGCGCCGCGGGTTGGAGAACGCAAACCAATAGCGGTCCAGTATGTTTTCCGTAAAGAAGCCCGCGCCAACCGACCAAATGGCGTCGGGGATACCACTCGCCTCGTCAAAGATCAGCATCATGCCGTCGTGGTTGTGCACCCCGGCGTAGCTGTCGGGGTTCTCCTCCGACCACAGCTTACCCTCCGCCGCCCAGTAGCGCGTCCCTTTCTTCAGGTCGCGTTCGACCAGTTCGCATACCCATTTGGCGGGCATCAGCTTAGTCGCGCTAATCTCCCACCAATGGTTGTTGATTGCCATCGCCGCCCATTTGGTCAATTCACCCCATGTCACCGACCGCAACTGCGCTTCTGAGTTTGCCGACACAATGACGGTTGACCCGATGCGCGTGGTCAGCATCCACAAGATCAGCCAACTGACCAACGCCGATTTGCCGATCCCGCGGCCCGAACTGACCGCTTTGCGCAGCGTGTCCATCTGCACCTGACCGCGGTTGCGTTTAATGTGGTTAGAAATATCGCGCAGCACCTTGCGCTGCCATTTGCGCGGGCCATGAAATTTGGTTAACGGCGTGTTGGGCTGGCCCCAAGGAAACGTAAACAGGACAAACGCTTCTGGATCATCCGCGATCTGCGGCGACCATAGCTTTGTCATCAATAGCTGTTCTTCGTCCGACTTGTAGATCGGCATTTGAGCCATTAGGAATTTCCTTGAGCGGTTCGTGATCTATAGTTGTGACGCGCGCCGCGGCATCCGTCAAGGCTTGCGTGATGGAGATGCGTTGATACACGTCTACGCTGAT